CCTCCCTAAACCTCACCTATGGAGAGTTGCATGTATGGCGCCAATCTGGAAGCTGTTCCTTCTAGACACAGTTATCACTGTGATCACGAAGGTTGCAAAGGTTGCTCAAAGGAAAGTTTTCCCAAAAGGAAAACCGCCCCCAAAGCTCCCCTAGCGGAGCGACTGCTTTACGCGGTCGTTCAATACAGTGCTGATGGACTCGAGTCTATTGAGTACATCGGTCATCCAGTTGTCCCTACGTTGCAACTCCTCTTAAATGGTGAGGCAAGGAAAGGAACCCCGGGTTCGCAAGAATCCGAACCCTGACGGTGCACCAGTGCATCGTCGCAAGAAGTTCTAACGGCCTAGGCGGTTAGACTTCTTTATTTCATTTCTATAGGAGCAAACCGTGACGGGATTCAGACAACGAACTAGCGACACAAGCAAACCCTATACTGCGCGTGTATGGAATTATAATTTATCTAATAATACATACATTCCGCAGCCAAGGTTTGGTGAAGCTCGTTCAATGAACGATTTCGTCACTCCGAACTTCCGCAAAAGAAGTTCGGGAGGGGAGGTCATCATTAATCCGATGACTTCTTCCTATCGGTCAGTCTTGTACTCGGGCTCAGGGTATACCGTGAATCTTTACGGCAATCCTGCTACCTGGGAGACATGTACTTTCCGACCGGGCTTGCTCGGTTGGGGTGAATCGAATTCTCACCCGCAGTGTGTCCTGAACGAAGTCGTTACGACCTCAGACATGGCGCACGTATCGCGGGAGGCTGCAACACGGTGTCTCTCTAGTATTGGTAGGTCAAACTCCAATACCTGGGAAAACCTTGCTGAAGCTAAGAAGACGATTCAACTCCTTAGGCATCCTATAGCCGCCTGGCACGAATGGAATCGAAAGACTCCGCTAGTGTCAGCTGGTTCGTCCTCGGCCAACGCGTATCTGCTGTATCGCTACGGCATTTCCCCGTTGGTTAGGGACGTGAATGAAATAATGACTCAAGCCTTTCGCAATGTCCGCCCGCGATGGTCGACTACTCACGCTCAGTCTGAGATGAGTAGGCAATCCATCACGACCCATACTAGTACCGGCACACATACTTGGGTTTACCGAAAACAAAAGACGGAAACCTTTGTTGTGCGCTGCACTAGTATCGACGAACCTATTTCGGATTGGGCTTACACCTATGGCTTGAGCAGGAAACAACTGCTTACGCTTTGGTGGGAGCTTATTCCTTATAGTTTCGTGGCGGATTGGCTGGTCAACACCGGTGATGTTATCGGTGCTCTAGCCAATGCATTCGAACCGCAGAGTCTAGGGAGATGCGAGTCGCATAAGTGGGTCCTCAGTGACGTTCGTACGTTTCTGAGTCACACTATTGCGTCCCCGCACACTCTACTTGTACCCATGTCTGGGTATATTAGAGTGGATCAGATATTGAAAGCTCGATATCTGGGTTTCCTAACTGGCCCAGGGCTAGTCATCAAGTCGAATTTCCGTCTTGATGATGCAACCCGAGTCGCAGATGCCTTCGCGCTTATTGCGCAACAGGTACTGCGGCGCGGCAGAGCGATCGAGATGCTTTATCGTTGAAAACCGATAAGGCTCCCTCTTTCGTCCTGCTGTCCCCAAACCGTTAATCAATCCCGGTTAACGGACTCACTCGTCCAATGAGGACTATGTACCATGGCATTGACCATCAACGCGAAGACCTACAACGCTGACTCGTTCTCGAAAGACAACGTCGCCTACATCGGTACGGCCAAAACCGTTTCGGTGAAAGATGACGTCCGTCTCGCGAGGACGGCGCCGAAACCTTCGGCGACGTTCAGCGGAGTTGGTCGTACGGAAGCGAAAATGACGCGCACCCTGACGCTGACCAACGCTCTCACCACCACAGGTGATGCGATCGTTGCCATCAGCGTTTCGGTACCGGTCGGCTACGCCTCCGCAGACGTTGACACTCTGCTCAACGATATGGGCGCGTTCCTGGCCTCTGCGTCGTTCAAGACGCATGTCAAGTCGCAACAGATCAGCTTCTAGAGATAGAAGTGAAATCTGCAGTTTCCCATGCGATGTTACTTGTCGCATTCGTTGTTGCAGTATACTTCGGGACCGTAACGGTTCCTAAGTTCTTGTCGACGTTCAAGGAGGTGTATCGTGAAGGTACCGTCTGCCCGAGAGGTGAAGAACCTCAACGGGAAGCTCAAGAATCTTAGGTTTGAGAATTACCTAAAGATCCTTGCAGGTGTTGTGCTCCAGTGGGAAAGATTGAGCGGCGATACTCGCCCCTCGGGTTACTTGAGGGGTAAGCATTACCGTTCTTTCTTTAGTTACGCTGATGCATTGGTTTCACAGAAGTATGAGACCGCAGCGCTGCATTTCGCTGCGCATCAGTTGTCAGCGCTAGTACGCAAGTACCCCTGGGACCCGGCCCTTATCGGGACGGATCCTGAGGGTAAGGCCATTGAGACTTTCGCTAAAGCTGAACATCGCTGTAAACGTCAGAATCAATGGTTTCTTGCTCGCCGCCGTACGTTTGATTGTACGTGGGAGCCGTACTTGGCCCGTATGCGTGCTTATCTGGAATACGTCTTTGGATGTAAACCAGACTTGCATCGCATATACGAGCTTGCTGACTACACTGGAGGTGCGTCCATTGGCGTGAACGGAAATGCAACCCACATCGGGGCAAAATTATCTGCTCCGAAGTGGACCGTTTCGCCAAGCGCATATCCGTACTTCCACTGTGCTGTTCAACATCACTTCTCCTATTCCCATAGGGTCTCAGGTTCCTTTTGGAATCCTGTGGCCGAGGAGTATGAGGGTGATATTGTCGCGCATATCGACCCTGAAGAGGGTCGTATGTGGTTTCGTAACGCAGTTAGTGAGGCAGCGTTTCGATCGCACGTTGAAGTGGTCCAACACAATAAAGTCGCGTTCGTACCGAAAACTGCTAAGACCTTCCGGTCCATAGCAGTGGAGCCGATGGGTAATGGATTCATTCAAAAGGGCACCGATCTCTATATGAGGCAAAACCTCAAACGAGTCGGCGTCGATTTGTCTGACCAGACCCTGAATCAAAGATTGGCCTATTACGGGTCTCTCGATGATTCTGACGAGGGCTTTGTAACGATAGATCTTGAGAGTGCTAGTGATAGCGTCTCGATAGAACTATGTCGCGAAGTCCTCCCTCCAGATTGGTTCAATTTCTTGAACCGCATCCGGAGCCCGTCTTACAAGCTTGGGGATAGCATAAAACGCTACCACAAGTTTTGTTCGATGGGAAACGGCTTCTGTTTTCCGTTGGAAACAGCTCTCTTCTTATCTGTAATCAAAGCGGTTGATCCCGCTGCGAAAGCAGGTAAGGATTTTGCTGTGTACGGCGACGATATCATCGTCCGGAAGAAAATCTCCGAACGCGTGTTGTCGTTGCTTCGACGAATCGGTTTCCGTCCTAATGTTCGAAAGACATTATTAGACGGTCCTTTTCGTGAATCCTGCGGAAGCAACTGGTACGGTGGTGAAGATGTAACTCCGTTTACCTTAGATTTCGAGCTTGATTGTTTGAGCTCCTTATTTAAGTTTGTAAATCTATGCCGGAGGAACCTTAACACAACGAGGTTTCTTTCGGATTGGGTCATATTTGTACTAAATATGATCCCGCATCGACTACAGTTTCATAGGCCCTTCGCAGGGCCGCCTGATTCTGGAATCGATCCGATAGATATCGATCTCCCATACCATAACCGGTACAGCTACCACCGAAGGTGGCAGTGCCCGAGATGGCTGGAGCTCGACGTTCGTCCTGCTAAGGACTTACGACAAATGCCCGCATGGGTAGTAAACGCGGCAGCACTTAGGGGTCACCCCTCTGAGTGCATGTTCACCTTCCGTCGCAAGACGGTGACGCGTGTGCG